TCAGTTTGTCTGTTCCTTGCATAATCGTGTATTCTTATTTCTAATTCGAATGAATCCCCTTCGTTCTGTTTCTTCTAACAGTGGAAAGTCTTCATTCTTGATTTCACATTCTGTTTCGTAGTTCACGGAAGTATAACTTGGGATATTGAACTTTTTCCGGATTCTTACGATAACATCCGGATTTCTTGTTACCCAGTAAACGGTTATTCTCATGGTGATATCAGCATTTTTCTAGCTTCCTCATCTCCTGCATCAGCACGGTGCTTGATTTCAATGTACTCAGCATAAGAGATTCTGTTATCTCCACGCTCCTCTATCTCTTTTTCACGTTGGTTTCTGTATCGTTCACGCTCTTTCCGTTCAATATCTTTCCGACGTTCAGAAACGTAGTCCAGCATCGCACTTGTTATTTTCAATGGATCTATTGAACCGTAGAACCGCCCATACTTCCCTGACTTAAACCGTGCTATGAAAAAACAGATTTCAGCGGCATTTATATAATAATACTCCGAAAGGAATATCTCCGATAGTTCAGAAAGTTGCTCTTTCGCTATCTTGGTTGAAACTTCTGCAAAGTCATTCAATGAGCCAAATTGTATCTTTAGCCATTCTATCGGTGTTTCATCCCCATAAGTAGAAGACAATAGCCCTAAACTCGGAATGCTGTCATTCAACGCCAGTTCTGAATGGGTTGCATTACATCTGACAAGTTTGAACTGCAAATCAGGGTTGTAATCAAGAATGAATTGTGCAGGATCGGGATATTTATTCAATAACGCCCTCTGCTTCAAGTTCCTTTCTCTTTTTTGCGGCAGCTTCTCTAACGGTTGTAGCGACTGCAAGAACTGAATCACGTTTTCGCTGCTCGCTATCCTGTTGATTTTTACTAAGTCTTGTCCCATTATAGTTTCCTTCCAATATTTTAGTAAAGTTTGCTTGTTTGAAAATCCAATCAAAGTCGCATTTCCAATTGCGGTCATTAGCTCCAAGTAAGAACGGGGATTGAAGAATGAGATTGAAAACACTCCTCACTGACTCTTTCCCATATTGGGCTATCCGGGCTTTTACAGCTTTTTTTCTCACATCAGTCATTGATCTTATCTGCTGGAGTCTGTCTTTGAATGTGGTATTATAGTATTCCATCAATCCGCTGTAATCAATCTTTTCAGAGGGGGAGGGCGAAGAAAGCTTGTCTTTCTTTGATACTCCGTCAGGAGTATTTTCTTTCTTTTGATGTAGAGATATATCTATATACTCTCTTTCTTCTTTCTTTGTATTTGTGCCCTCTGTGTGCCCTGATTTTTGTAAAAGTTCGGATTGCGGTAGATTGTTGTTCATGGGCTGTGCCCCAAGTTGTGCCCTTAGTTGTGCCCATTCGTGTCTTAATTCATTGATTTCCTTTTCAATACCTGTGTCCTTACTTGTGCCCTTGGTTGTGCCCATTGGATTATATTCTTCATATTTACATAAGGTTATAAGGTTCATTCCTTGATTGCACTCAACAGTTATCATACCTTTCTTTCTAAGATGCACAAGAAAGGAACGCACCTTCTTTTCAGACCATTTCCAACGCTGTGACAGAAATCTTATGGATGCAGGATATTGACCTCTTGAATAAGAGATTTCTCGACCTCCGATACTCTCCTTTCGGGGCGTTGCCTCAAATCGTGCAGACTGAATTAAGTCTAACCACGCTTCGCAACTGCTAAAAGTACGGGCTTCATTCCACATTTCATTCGAGAAAAACCTGCGGCTTAGCCTCAAAAATCCTTCGTCCATAGTCTTAGAATCTCACGTTAGTTAATTGCCTTCCGTTAGAAAATACAGCCCACTTACCATTACCGCTATCAAACAATCGTAAATCCGACACCTCTCCGAAACGTTTGATGTTACCGCATAAATCCACAATCCATCCACATTCTTTAGAAGGATGCGGGCGGATGGCACGACCGACTATCTGATACCACATGGCAAGTGACATTGTAGGACGTGCCATAACGACCGTATCAAGTTCCGGATAGTCAAAGCCAGTCGTAAGTACACCCACATTAGCTACTACCGGAATTTCACCAGCTTTGAACGCCTCAAGAATATGTTCACGTTCTTTCTTAGGAGTATCACCTGAAACGATAGCGCAACCGGGTATTGACATCGTTAACCGTTCCGCTTCTTTCAAAAAACGGGTAAAGACCAAAATACCCTTCCGTTTTCCTCCGGCTTTGGGATTCATCAGCCTTTGGACGATATGAACGAGATAACCGTAGAAGTCTATCCGTTCATATTCTTTTTGAACTGACCTATCCGTATAGTCGGCACCAGTAGTATTTACTTTCAAGTTAAGTTCATTCCACCCTGAAGGATTCATTGAATAGTAATCCAACTTCGCCAAGTAGCCCATATCTAATAGGGTTGATACCTGTACATGATAAATGACCTCTGAAAAGACATGAGGTTTTGTCCGAGTGATAAATTTCAGCATGGAACCGAAATCACGGCTGGAGCTTAAACGGTATGGCGTTGCTGTCAGTCCAAGAACCTTACACTTCACTGCATCAAAAAAATCCTTGTACATTCCCTCTTTGGGGTTTACAAGATGACATTCATCCACAATGATGTTCTTGAAGTGGGTGAACAGTTCGGGATGATTCTTCACACTGCCGATGGTGGCGAATGTTATCCGGCTTATTTCTTTAGAGTTGAAAGAAGCTGAATAAATGCTGCAATCAAGAATACCGTATGAGCAGAGTTTCTTAAAGTTCTGTTCGAGTATTTCCTTCGAGGGCTGGAACACCAAGGTATGACCGTCAAGCCTTGCAGCTATATCCGCTATGATAAGCGACTTTCCGCTGCCCGTAGGTAACACCATAATGGCATTTGTTTTCTTCGCCTTGTTATTGAAGAAGGAAACGGCAGCATCAGAGGCTTTCTGTTGGTAATCTCTCAAACGGAATTGCATTTTCTCAATAAGTATTTGATTAATAATTCTTCATTTCTATTATTTCTCCTAAAGTTCTGCCATGCGGCTCCATAACTAAGATTATGCTTTTCGCAAAATTCAGAAAGAGAATACCGATTGCCATCAATATGTATATATACAGTATTAGTTCGGTTTCTAACCTGCTCTTTTCTGGTAGCCCATTTACAGTTTTCAGGAGAATAATTTCCGTTTACATCTTTTCTATCAATAGTAAGCCCTTTTTGATAACCACTATTCAAAGCCCAATTAACAAACGACTCAGGATTATTTTTCCATTCTTCACAGATACCTATTCCCCTGCCTCCATAATTTTTATAGCTTGAATGTTTAGGTGAATAGCATCGTTCTTTCATACATCTAAAAATCCTATAAATATCAGTTCTTGACAAACCGTGCCTATAATTATACTTAGTGATTCTATCTTTTGTTTTACACCCACAACTTTTTGATGTTCCATTTCGTAATCCATAAGCACTAACAGAATGAATAGAACCACAATCACATTGACAGATATAATAAGATTTAATTCCTTTATGGTCTAATCTATCCAAATCCTTATGCAATACAAGCCATCTACCGAACTTATGTCCTGACAAATCAGGCATCTTATTACATGATTTTTTATAACTCATAGCCCTTTCTCCTTTCGTAATTTCTTATTAAGGGCCTTGTAATACTTGATTAGCTGTTCGTACTCAAAATCAGTCATTTTGGAAGTGCTGGCAACTTTGACTTTCAGCAAATCAAACTTCTGTTGACCGATTTTAGTAATTAGATTCACCCGATAGCCTTCCAAATGGTCGGCTTTGAACCTATTGCAGTGCCGGCATTCGGCATGGCAATTATTCTCATCAAAACGGGTCGCCAGATGTGTACGACTGAAATAGTGCCCGCAGTCTGCTTGTGTAAACGGCTTTATCTGTCCGCACGAGATACATCTAAAATATCCGTTTGGCATTGCATCACGAAGCCGGATAAAAAGGGAAAACTCCTTGTCGAGCTTAGCTTTCAAATCCGGCTTCTTCTTTACTGCTATCCCTGCTTTATCAAACAGAGGTAAAGGCTTTTCTTTTTTCTTCTTAGGCTTCTTGATGTAATACGGCATAATTCATTGTTTTAGTTTGTGGTATCGGCAGGATTCGAACCTGCATGAGCTTTCTGCTTTGAGTAACCCTTCCGGCTGGGTAAAGCTCCAGTACTCGTCGTGCGTCTACCAATTCCGCCACGATACCAGATGCCCGTCTTTCCGGGCTGTCAATTATACTTCGATGATTACGATGTCAGGTGCAACACCTTTGATTGCTTCAATCTGTTCGTCAATCACCTTGTTTTTGTATTCCTCAATGGTTTCATTCGCACCAGCAGAAACCAAAGAAAGTGAAACATCTCTACCGTCTACATCAGCGTAAATCTCAACTTCGATTTCTTCACAGGCAAAGCCTTTGAAAAGAGGGATGTTCAGTTTGAATGATTTCGGCAAATTGGAATCAACCACCTGCGAGTAGTTGTCAACTTTGCTGCCGTTTTCCTCCTTGCTGCGCTCAATGTCTTGGTTTACCTTTGCTTTGAAATTCTTCAAAGTAGATACAAGCATCATATTCTGTGACTTGTCAGTAAAGAAAGCACGATGCATTTTGATGAACTTAGATAACTTGATGGGTTCCCATTTCTTTTCAACGTTGATACCAAACTCCTGCATTTCTTTTGAAGGCTGCAAAATACCGTTGATTTCAGTCTGATAGTAGTTGGTTTCATCAATAGTTAATGCTAACCCCATCTTATCACGATTTACAATGATATTGGTCGATTTCTGATTAATCAGTTCGACACGTTTTTCCAACCATCTGAGAGGTGCATCTATCGTTCCATTGATAACTACTCTTTCTGGTTCTTTTGGGTCGAGTGCTACGGGGGCTTCTCCCTCTCTCAATACTACTTCAATTGGTGCACCGTTATAATCTTTCGGTATAATCACGTTTAATTTGTTTTCGCTCATGATTCTGTTCCTGTTTTACGGTTAATACTGAATACTGTCTTCTGCATTTCTTGCGGCATAATCGGGCGGCTGTAAACCAGTTCACCCAACTTGTTATAGAATCCTGCCATCTTTTCCTCATGGTAAAGGATTTTGGCACATTCTTCATTTTCCACAAACTCAGAACCTCTCTTGATGTGGTCCAGAAGTTCCTGCTTTTCTTCATTCAAAGGTTTCAGGCGTTCTTTGAACTCTTCCATAGCCTCTTTCTTTTCAATCTCAATATCATTGATGGTGATTGATACCTCGGCTAATGTTTCTTTCTTTTGCGCCAATTCTTCGGGTGTGAATCGGTGGGTATAACCAATTTTCTCTACTGCATCGGCATTATCCTGAAGGAACTGCCAACGTTCCTGTTCAAGGATTTCTTGACCTAAAAATTTGTCCATAAATATTTTACTTTTGGTTATTATTCTTCAACCATACTTCATATTCTTCTTTATAGAAACTAGGAATAATCCCTTTGCGTTTAAAGTCGATATACTCCTGTACCATACAATCATCCCAGTCAACTCCGTTGTCGGGTACATCTTCCGTTTCTGATGTACAAAGAGTGTATTCAAATGGATTATACCCACTGTTGAGCCCATATTCTTCAACTATCTTGATTACATTTTCATCGGTGGTTATTTGTTTGATTTCACTTTCAGCCACACACCCGGATATTTCAGAGTGTTTGCCAAGTACTTCACCGAAGTAAACACAGATTTTACTATTCACTAAGTATTCGACATCTTCTGTATCTGCAATAAATACTCCTTCAAGATTGCCCATTCTTCCGCAATCGAAGTCCATTTTAAATAATGCTTTCATAACTAAATAAATTCTTGATTTCTTTGTATTTCCTGCTGGGCGTATATCAGCATTTGATGTTCATTTGCAGCCGGCAGATAGATACCTGCCACTGAGGCACTCCAATTTCGGAAACGGTCAATACTCAAAGTCATTTCACCTGTTGTCAGCTCGGCAGAACTGCGCAAATAGGTTACTTCATTGCCTTTCTTGTTGACCATCTTACGTTCAAACAAATCACGGTTGCAAGTCCTCTTATAGAAGTCAATTTTTGCTTCGTCGAGACTGCAACCGTACTCACCACCGAAATACCCTAAAAGAAGATGCAAGTAGCTGTTTTGGGCAAGCGTGCGGTTAGGTAGTTTCTTTTTCACTTCCACCACCGCACGTTCACTAAATAGCTTGTTTACATACTCCTTGAACTTGGGTATTTCATAATGATTTGATAAATTAAATATCATTTTTCTTTTTCCAAATATAGCCACCAGCCGTTTTCCTTTTGCCGAGCGTACAAGCATTGATACTTGATGCAGCAACTTGTGTTTCAAGAGAAGCCACTTTTGCACTTTCAAATTCAGCTATATAATTCATTTGTAATCCAAATTGCACAACTGGAATTGAATGAGTTATAGACATCTTTCTTTTAGAAAAACTTGAATGCTTTTTATTATACATTGGATGTTTTTCCCCTTTTCGGCTCATTGACATTCGTTTTTTAGTTTCTGCATTGATAACTTTACCTTTAGCAGATTTACTAAAACGGCTTTTAGTAATAGGATTATTATTGTTTTCCGTGCGAGTTACCCACCTTAAATTACAAACATTATTATCCGTTCTAATTCCATTAATGTGGTCTACCTCTGGTTTATTAAATGGATTGGGGATAAAAGTTTCTGCAACAATTCGATGTAACAGTCTTTTATCTTTTCTCAAAGTAACATAAACATATCCGTTCTTTACTCCAACATTTGGAGTAAGCACCTTATTAGGATTCCGAACTTTACCTGTATTAGAAACTTGATAATATCCATTATACCCTTTTACTGTTTTCCAAATCTCTTCCATATCATTCTTCAAGTCGAACAACATACGCTAAAAAGGCAAATCGTCCTTTACATTGCCATTAACATCAACCGGAGGCGGGAAATTCTGTGGCTGTTGCTGATAGGTCGACTGTGGCGCTGGCTGTTGTACCGATGTTGTTTGTTGGGATTGCGATACACCACCACGCGCATCTATTTTGTAGCACCGGATAGATGCCATACGTTTGAGTTCTCCGTCCTGATTCGTCCAAGAACGCCCTTGTAAGACAAACGATACAGTAACAACATCACCCTGATTAAAGCGGTCAAGTTCTGCACACTTATCGCCTGAAAACTCTAAGGGAATAACATTCTCATACTCGCTACGCTCTCCCGTATAAGGGTCGTAAGTGGTAGCATCTAAAATGAACTCCCGTTTTGTAAACGAGGAACCACCGTTTTTGGATGGTATTTGAACAGTTTGTCCGATTTCGATTATCCGTCCGGTTATTTGGTTTGCCATTAATTTTCTCCTCCAAAAATCTTTTTATCGGTTATAAGTTCTCTGTTTTCTTCCAAGAACCGGATAAACTCCTCACAATGGTTAGTGAGGATTGGTATATCACGTTCAGGATTGAAAACGTATGTTTCTGTATAGGTATCTACCACATAACCGCCTTTGTTGAACTCCACAATGTTATACTCAAATGTCCGTACATCAGAACCGTTCTTCATTAAAGCGTATGGATATACTAAATGCTGGTGGTGATCTTTGAACTTTCCCACGGTATAACTACCGGTTGTTTTGATGTCGTGAATACTGGTAGGCATCAGTTCGTCAATCAAACCATAAACCAAAACATTGCCGTATGCGGTTGGAAGAATCGCTTCTACTCTTTGTTGGGTTAATGCTCCTTTGAAGTAACCGGAAAACTCTCGGCAAAGTGAGATTGGGAAAGTAAAAACACGATTATTATAGGTAGCTTTCAAACCTATAACCTCGTTGGTCTGAACCTCATCGTAATACAAAGGTTTACCTGTTTCGTCACAAGCTCCTTCGCGTATTACCTTATATATCTTTTCAACCTGCACGGTTTCGGATTTCCGATTTTCAACCATACAGTCAATAACCTCATTAAAGGCTGTTCCCTTGTCTGCCGCTTCGCTGTCGAATGGCTTGCGGTTAATACGGTCTATCAGTTCTTGAAACTGCTTCTGCCGAAACTCGTCTTCCGTACATGGTGGATTCTCACTCCACCCATAATAACGCTCATATATGACATCGCTATTAAGGTAATTGAAGTAAGCATCAAGAATCGTAGGATAAATCCTATAAAATATTTTATTCATTGCTTAAATCTCCATTTATATCCTTTATACGTTTTCATTTTCCCTCTGCAACACTTTGATATAAGGGTTGAGAAAAAACCTAATTCCAATTGAACTGCCCAAGCTGATTCCCATTCTCGAACAATATTTCCACGCATATCGAATTGAATTATAGGCTTCCTATTATTCTTTCCATTCTCTCTTGCATGAACTATGTTATCTTTTATAGGAAGCCATTCAAGATTAGAAACCTTATTGTTAGTTTTGTCTAAATCCTTATGATTTACCGTTTCATAACCGTTTGGATTAGGAATAAACGCTTTGGCAACTTCTCTATGAATAGACACCGTTTTTCTTTTGTTTTTATGAGACAATACCAATCGTAAATATCCATTAGATGTAGGATGAGGAATTCTTAATGTATGGTGCAATGGATTTAATGCATGCTTTAGACGTCCATAATTACTTATGAAATATATCCCCTTAAAGTCCTCTATATCTTTCCATTCTTCACCCTCATAGTCTTCAATACTGTTTTGGGAATTTCTCATAATAGAAAGGCACTCTCTACAATATTCCCGTAAACCATCTGGCGAGTTCTTATCTTTATGAAATTCGCCAAATGGTTTTTCCTTACCACATCGGATACATTTCTTGCATTTAGGCTGCATCTGAGTAGATTTTAGTTTCCTTATTGAATATCAGTCCCAAAGCCTTTACCTTTGCAGCAAACAAACTTCTCGCCATCATCAAAGAACTACCAACGTGTTCAAACTCATTAATATGAGAGGCGAACTCATTAGCGGACTTGGCATCAGTTATAAATTCGATACTTTCTTTGATTTCCTCTATCACCTTATCATACTTTTCCTGTGCTTCTTTCTTGGCTGCAAGCATACCCAAATACGAATTGATTATCTTGGCAGTGATAAAGTCGTTCTTTGCGGTTGGATTACCATTCTTGTCAAGGATGGTAGGAACCTCCATTACTGAAGGAAGATTGCAAGTATTCTTACCGTCATTTCTTGAAGTTGGGTCAAAAGTGATGGTACGTCTTTGGACGCCTCTTTCGCTTTTCATTTCAAGATAACCGAGCAAATCCAATTCGGTAACGATAGAGTTGTAGGATTTTTCACGCAAGGCAGGGATAAACACCGTATCATCACCTTCTTTTCTTGTGTCGCGATGGGCAACGAAAATGATGTGCTTGTTAAGCCCCGAAAGTGTTCGTGTCATCCATGAAAATTCGGCATTGATACCGCTCCAATCACGGATGGACGGCTGGCGGGTTCCACACTTGTGAGTAATGATGAAGTCCATCATCTTGCCGATGGTATCTACTACAATGGTCTGATAAGCGGACAAGTCCTCTTGAAGAACTTGCTGAACATCGCTCCATGAAGTGACCTGTACCGTGTCTATATTCTCCAAGTGCGCCATGTTCATGCGCTTCACGCCGTTATCGAAGTCCAACAGCAGCGGTTTCGGTGCGCTCAATGCTACCGTACTCTTTCCCATTCCGGCTTGACCGTAAATCATCATCTTCACGGTGGTCGGGATAACTAATTCATTACTTTTCTTAATTAAACTCATGATTATAAATATTTTAGATTTGTATTATTCTTACAATGACCATTTAGCTTGTTCCGCAATGTAACTGGATGAATCCCTATGTCTTTAGCACAATCCAATGCACAATTCCATATTTTCCCAGTTACAACATCTGTCACCTTTTTTGCTGCCGGACCTTTTCCTCCTTTAAAATCTTTAATACCGATTTTAAAAGAATGCTTTATGTTTTCAGAATTAGTACACCACTCTAAATTCTCAACCCGGTTATCTGTTTTGACACCATTGATATGGTTCACTTGTGGCTTATGTTCGTGATTGTCTATAAACGCCGATGCAACAAGCCTATGAGCCATAATTTTCTTTTCAATGCAATTTTTAGATAATGTATATCGTACATATCCGGATTTGGTGATAATAGGCTTTTGGATTTTACCATAACGTCCTCTTAACCTTCCACTGCTACTTATTTGGTATAAACCCTCATATCCATATACATCCTTCCAAGTCTCGCTCATAATCGTAAATTTTATAGGGTTATTTGTTCAGATATTTACTCATTTTAAAAGCATTAATAGCGGATTGTATCTCGAACTTGGAATATATGATAGGAGAATTTCTGGATGAGCCTTTTCTTTTCTTATGCACCAATCCTTCTTTCTCTAACTTTTCCAAAAAGTTAGGTTCATACCCAAGTGTCTTTAACCATCTGAACGCTTCTCTTTGCTTGATTTCATCAGATACAGGAGACCGTTTCTTCTCACTGGCAGCTGCACCAAGCTCCGCCATGTCCATGCAGATATTTTTAAATTCAAATAATTCAAGTCTTACCTCCATACCGTCCAGTTCTTTCAATTCGTTCTACTCTTGTTTCTCTTCCTCTTCTCATCTCGCCCTGTTCGTGATAAAGCGATAGAGAAAATACACACAATAAGCAACATGCAACAGACGCACGAACAGTCGGTGAAAAATCCATTGTAAGTTTCACACCAGCTATTCGTTCGTAAAGCATGGTAGCAAGTTCTCTTCCATTTCTTACATGAAGAATTTCAAAAGCCTTCTGCAACTGGTTGTTTATCGTACTCACAGCCCTGCATTTCAAATCGGCTATCTCCTTCTTCTCATACCCTTGTGCATACATTCGTGCCGTAATCTCGCATTCAGGTGTAAGTTCGTTAAAAACTCTCTTCATAATCGTGTAAGACGGCTGATTAATAATTGCGGACAACCTCAATATATCCGGCTTCCCTGTTAGTGTCCACCGAATACAAAGTTTGCTTCTTGTCTATTATCCGGTCAATCCTTGCCAGCCTGTTAAGGTCAGCGGTACACCTGCGAAGCTGTCCAGCAAGCTTGTCGCTAAAGTCAAAACTGATTCTGTCATTCTTCTTTTTCAGCTTTTTCTTGATTTCTGTCCTTTCTTTCAGTTCTTTTGCCATAAAAATAAAATTTAATTAATGATTCGTGGATGGTAAGGGAATCGACCCCCTCTCAATCATGCCAATTGGTTGCGCAACACGAAGCTCTAACCGATAAGCTAACCATCCTTTTTTTAAAAAAAGGTGCACTATCCTCACGGACGGCACACCCAGTACAAACAAAAAAATAAAACACGAATATCTAATCTATTATCAGAACAATGCTTTTAACCGCGTTCTTGAAATGATCAAACTTCCGGTTCAAATCACTCCAAGATTTATACCATGTATTTTTCTCTTCAGCTAATTTCTCGTTAGCCTCTTCCAGTTCCTGCACACGCCTTACTAAATCTTCATGCGTCATGCCTCTTAATTCTTCCACTGTCATAATCGTATAAATTTAAAATGTCGTTAAAAAGGTAGGAGTCGAACCTACTTCTTGTAAGCTAAATGAATATATAAATTAGAATATAAGTTAATACCAACAATTAATCGCTTACACGCATTCCAACAATGCTACTTCATAAATTACCGCCCAGCTGGTTTACAAGGTGATTGTGCACTCATCCCCATGCGCCTTGTGCCGGATTATAGGACTACCTTTTAGCGGTCTGTTTTAAGTTCTCTATAAGTTATTCTCATGAGCGACACACACCCTACACATATAACACTCATTATAGTGATAGAGAATATTTTCATAGGACTGTAAGTAGTAATAGCCCCGTAAAGCATACCGGCAGCACATATACTAACCAATATAGATAAAACGAATTGGATTGTTTTCATAATCGTATAAATTTAAATAAGTATCTGTACCCTAATCGAATAGCAGAACCTTATTTCAGTTCAGTACAGACTATAAGACCTTTCAGCGATACTTGTGCCTAACCAAGCATACTCACCACGCTAAAGACAAATTGGCGTGCTGAAAGTAAAAATCATTTCAAATTCATATAGCCTTACCACCGTTCACCGCATTTCTGCTATGGCGGCTTCTATATTTCGTTATCTTTGGTTGACCTAAAACGGCTTATAGTATTACACCGTAAAGGCTTTTACAGGCTTGTCAAAGAACTAATCAATAGTACCCTACCCGATTCTCGCTATCGGTTGCCGTTCAATCCGTCTGTAGGGCTGTCGTGCGTTGCATAATCGTGTATTATGCGTATCGGCTGATACCTTGTACCCGGCATAGAGCATCGTAGTCCATGCCATCATCTTCACAAGTTTCAAAACCTTTTAAGGCATCTTCCAAACTGTCTATCTCATCCGTTATCAACTGGATAGCTTCTTTTTTGCTATCAGCATTGAACATCAGGCAGACAGCCTCTTCATCATTGTTATGGGCAGCCTCTAAATCTTTATAAAGGCTATCCAACTGCTGGTTAATCGTGTAAGCATTCATATCCATATCTTTTATGCGATTGACATCAGATTAGCTTTTTTGAAGCATCTGAATTCTTGGCGTTCAGTATCATAGTAAGTCTGGACGGTATCATTCTTTTTTCTGTTGTCAGTACCAGTGATGGCAGGCATCAGCTTTTCATTTAGTGTACCGTATGCCTCACGAACGGAACCGTCCACTTTTTTGAAGTAGAACTTCACTATCTTCTTTTTCATCTCACCTTTCAACTTCAAGTTAGCCCAAGCGACCTTCATTGCTTCGCTCATGGTGTAGCCATTACGCTTAACGAACTGCCAAGCAAGGCTCATTACTTCGTGTAAAAATTCTCTTGTTCTCATAATCGTGTATTTTAATATGTTTATACTATTTGAAATCTGAATTAATCTTCGTTTCTTTGTATCAGTTTAATTTGATAATGCAAATATACTACTATTTTTCAGTAAAAAGAATCTAATACTGAAAAATAGTAGTAAAACAACACTATTTAACTATTGAAGCAGGTTATACCTTATTATAATATGAAGAAAGAAGGCAGAAATAGAAATTGGATAGCGTGGATAGCACTTGGATTAAGTGTTATTGCGATAGTTCTATCACTTTACTCTATGCACAACAGTAACTCTGTATCGCTTCAAAAAACATTAGAAATCTGTATATCAGTCATGGGAATAGGAATAACAGCGATTTTAGGGATACAGATATACACAATATTGACTATAGATAAAAGAGTACAGGAAAAAATTGAGGATGAACGAAAACTGTATAAGGATAGTAATTCCCAGCTAAAAGAAAATTTAAGGTCTCTTACAAGAACAATGCAAAGATTTACAACGGGGAATATTTATATTATTAATGAAGAATACAACGAAGCTTTTTGTGTATTTTGCCTTGCAGCAATTGATGCTAATAAATTAGGAGAAAGGGAATTAGTGTCTATCAGTTTACAGCAGGCAGTGGATATACTACAGAAAACAAACTGTATCAATAAATGCGAAATAGTAATGAAGTACATGGATGAGTTAAAAACTGGAATGATAGGAATATCTGACGAAAAGGCTATTACGGTTTACAATGCGCTATTGAATTTGCCATCGTATGAATAAAGCTATTCATCTTTATCCTCATGGTTCCTTGCTATTCCAAGAAGAATAATTGCAATCCAAGGAATTAAGCCGCATAGATACATTATTAAGGCTTCTATCATAGCAAAAAAAATAAAGCGACCAACTCCAAAGTTGCGGTTTGAAGTTTAGTCGCCTATATAGTCCCTTACGGGAACAGTTAAACTTATTAGTCGAAATCATCCGCAACTTGATTCCGACACAAATATACTGAAAAATAACAGTAAAACCCCAAAAAGATGAGCACAAAAGAAAGATTTGTTGAATATTTAAAAATCAAAGGGATTGGGCAAACAGCTTTTGAAGAATCAGCTGGTTTATCTCGTGGAGCTATTGCCAAAAAAACGGGCTTTAATGCAGATTCAATAGAAAAGATAGCGTCTGCTTGCCCTGACCTTAATATAAATTGGTTAATAACTGGAATTGGCAACATGACAATTAATACCAATTCGTCAATCACTGAAACTCCAACCACGAATAAAGATATTAAAATACTTGATATACGTGTATGCGCAGGACATGGAATTGGATTTGACGGAAATGAAAACAAGGTTATTGGATATGTGAATATACCAGAATTTACTGGATGCTATGGAATAACCGTATATGGTGATTCTATGTACGATATGTATATGTCGGGAGATACAATCTTTGTCCGTGAAATAAAAGACAAACGAAACATAGACAATGGACAGCCGTATGTAATTATAACAAAAGAAGACAGACTTCTTAAAATGATTCATATCGACTACGAGCGAAAAAAAACAATATTGTCTTCCTACAACAATATAGCTAATCCGGATGGGAAAAGAAAATATCCCGATATGGAAATTGACATAGATAATGATGTAATTCATTTATACAAGGTTGTAGGTAAATTAGCGAGAACGCAAATGTAGTTACAATAACAATACTATGAAATTCAATCAATACACATGGAACCTATATAAGCAATCTTCTGACGGACAAAAAGCTATTAAGGAGTTTGAGGAAGCCAATGAAAAGATGACTGAATACGAACTGTTTTCTAAATACAATCCTAATTCAGCACGTTTTCTTTCAGAAGACTATTTTGTAGAAACATGCGACCTATTTTGGGCTTGCTCTTTCGACAGTGCAGAAAAGCCCGAAAACCATGAATCTGCAAAGCAATTTTATTATACACTCACGACCAAAGGGATATTTGATGAAGAGCATGTAGCAGTAATCAATGAGGGCGAATACCAATTAATGCTATCTGCTAATGATATGTTGTCATTCATGTTATATTACTTTGCCCCTGAATACTTTTTCCCAAACCTTTTCAGAAGTCGTTTTTTCGTTTTAAATAAGATAACAGACACATTCGAGATAGAACTTCCTCTTATACCTAAAAAATCTGATTATAAATCGAGATGTATGTATTATTGGGAATTGTGTGAGGTGTTTTATCGGTTTAGAATTGAAAACCAACTCTCTCCAGCAGAGTTATGCGCATTTTTATATGACTATGCACCCAATTTCATTTCAAAAGAAAAAACAGATATTCCACAACCGGCACAAGCATGGTTCATTGGTGGGAAAACAGCCCCGATAGAATCTACTTTAGATTTTACTTTTTGGCAGGCCAATCCTGAAACCCAAAAAGGCGATATTCTAGTTCACTATGAAACATCACCAGTTAGCGCAATCACTTGTTTGTGGATCGCTCAAACAGATGGAGTGATAGATCCATTCTTCCACTATTACAGCAATACGTACATAGGAAATAAGATAAATCTACCTCATATAACATTGAAGGAACTCCAAGCCGATGAATACTTCTCAAAGCATCCTCTTATTAGAAAGAAGTTCCAGGGAGTAAACGGATGGCCAATGAGTAGCGAGGATTACTCCGAACTTCTGCGAATAATAAAGGCAAAAGGATTTGATATAGATACCTTACCAAAGCTATATGCTCCTACACTACCCCAAAATATAAGTATAGAGATAGAACGGGACGTAGAGCAACAGTTATTAGAACCTTTGCTTAACTCTATGGGATGGTATGAGAACAAAGACTTCATTCGGCAGTTACCAATCCAAGCAGGGAGAGGACATAGGATATTCCCAGATTATGCGTTACATTATGGCAATAAACCAAATGAGGAAAGGGCAAAAGTGTTGATTGAAGCCAAGCTGTGTATGAGGAATAACAAGGAAAGAGAAGAAGCATATTTGCAAGCGCGCTCATACGCCCGATTACTTAATTCTTCTGTGATTGTTTTATGTGATAAGGATTACCTGATTGTTTATGAGAAAAAAGACAGCTTCGACCGGGACAGATATAAGAAATACCATTGGGGAGAGCTTGAAAATCCCGATTTATTCAACGAATTAAAGAACAAACTAAATATATAAGATTATGAAGAAGATTCTATTTACCATAATAGGCTTGTCAGCACTATTCTGTATGAGTTCCTGCGATGAAGCTGTTTATAAAGGGAGGAAAGTGTATAAAGCATATTTCGATTATACCTTAAAAGACCCTGAATCTTTCAAGGTGTACAGCGAAAAATACACAAAGGATGGAGATTTCACAGTAAATTGGGAACTGGATTATGGGGCTAAAAACTCTCTCGGTGGAATGGTGAGGGAGAAGGCTACGTTTACAACTGTTGGTACTTCGATATTTATAGACGGAAGTAGTTACAGGCTTGATGAATTGAAATGATTTGAAAATTGTTTTAGCAATATTTTAGCAATAACAACTAAAGAACATGATTGGAATCCGGGAAGAGTTAAAAAACAACATAAGCCGGGGATTATGCCCGGCTTTAACATGAAAATCTCCTTTGTTTCAACATTGTTTCAACATCAAACGAAAACGAAAAATATAAATAGGTGACAAACAGCAGATTAAGAAGTAGAAAAAATTAGCCAGATGAGCTAATACCCCGAGAAATAATAACGATGCAAAGATACATAGAAAATCAATAATACAAAGCTTTTGGGAAAGTTTTTTTTCATGTGAACAAAAAATTTATTTGCCACTTTTACTCCAAAGAGTTACTGTTGCGTGAAATTGTTAACCAATAGCTGACCAAGTTTAATAGCATAACAAGCGGATAACCCCGATTTGTGACAAGTCGGAGCTATCTAAATCATAAGTTAAAAGTTATTATGAAAAATCATTGTTGTATCAATACTATACCCCATCGGCATAATAACAGTCACAATAGTTACACGAACACCAAAGGGATCCCCACAGAAAGCTTCATTGGGAATACGGTGTATTTAGCTATGAATAACAACTATATGTCAAGAATGGATAGGATCGGAAAAAAGTCATACTGAAGCATCTTAGTAAAAGAACAATCATCGTCCTATCAAGTGCTACCCGGCATTATCTATATCAGTCCGGCAAAAGCATGAAAGGAGAAATATACCGAATATCCTAGAAGAGAAAGAAATATTCATGTCCGCCAATAACAAATCCACCACAAATACAACCAAGGGTTGCTGCTATTAACGGCTACGTACCATTTCAATTACAGCACTGTATTTCACAACTCTATGATTGGCAGGGCAAAAAAAGATGTAAAAATTGCATTAAACCTCCTCTATCGGCTTGGACCAAACTTCCTCTTTCGTTTCTTTACACATTACGGAAATAGTTCCTCCAACAAAATCCTTCACATATCCTTTGCGTTCAGCCAACATATCTTCCGCCATTCTAATGGCCTTAGCCTTATCTTTCAATGAAAATCCTTTATTAGCAAAATCATTACCTTCTTTAAAATATATATCATAAGTTTCCAT